CATTTCATTAATTCCGATACTTGCTCGGAAGTGTATGATATAGTGGTACCAATTTGTTTTAAATTTGGGTTACCATTATAAGAAATTTTCTTACTGGTCGATTCTGATACTATCATTTTTATTGCCCAATAATTTCATAAGTTCAGCAGTTGACCCTGCAAATACTACATTATTTTGAGTACCGATATGCCCTGCAGGTTTGTCTCTGTCTAATTCTTTGACTTGTTTTTGCAATGCAAGTAAATCCTTAGACACATCTGACAATGTTTTGATGAATTGTCCAGCGACCTCATAATGCCTAGGTGTTTCCGAATTTTTAGAAAGTTCTATAAGATTTTCTAAAGTGTCTCCGCCTTGTATAATAAGTGTACGAAGAGTATTTCTTGCTAATTGATAATCTTCTTCTTGATCTGTTTCCTTATTAGAATTTAAATTTGACACAATAGGTGCGGTAGTAAGGGCATTAGTCTGCTCCATCACTGGCTCTATGTCAAAAAGATCATGTAAATTCTCTAAATTTTTCATTTAAAAATCTTCAAAATTTTCTATATACCCATAACTATCAGTTACATTTGCTGTGGGAGAATCCGGTTGAACCGTAATTTTTTGTTGTTGATTCGTTAAATCTGGCGAATTAAAGGTATTTGTAATAACCTTTTTAATAACACCTTGTTTATTAACAGGGCCATAAAAATTAAGTTTAACTGTAAACCCTAAAGTCCACATAACAGAACGTCTGGTTACAAAATCTCCTTCATAGTCATCTTCAAACCCTATAGTATTTAATAAAATAGGAAGATCATTTTGTATATTTAATTCCGGTATTGCCTTTAAAGTTAAATTATAGTCGGGATTAAAATATGGTAATATTTGTTCAATAATTTGTAATCCATCATCTTGATTTCTAGCATACACATATAACAACATAGATAAATTATATGGAGTAGGCGCGTATTGTGTACTTGAAGTTGTGCTTGTATCCAATGCCCTAGATTGTTGTATTGGACTAACTTTTCTATTAGGATCATAATCCAATGATACTAATTCAAACCCCATTCTAGGTAAAATAACTTGAAATTGATTTGTTTCTATAGTAGGTTGTTGATTTATTCTAGCTAAAAATTTCTGTTTAGGCGAATAAGATAACGGTACCCGTTGTACATTTATAGTATTGCCGTTACCATCTTTTCGTTCAATGGTTATACTATTGAACATATTACCAAAAGCAATAATTGCCTTTCTAATAGTCCCCCAATAAAATCGTTGATCTAGCATTTAAGGATCTCCAAACGGATTTCTTTCAGAAAAATCCAAAACTGCATTTTTTTCTGCTCGTATTTTTTCATTATCTGCACCAACCGTTGGCTTATTCGAAGTATAATCCTCTAATACCATTGGAGTTAATTCAGAAGTTTCTAATAATATACTATCTCCGCTTTCGGAAATTATTTCAAAGTTATCTATATCTAAATCATAACCAGATGCCAATTGATCTATTTCAGCAACACCCGTGTTAAATCTTTCATTAGAATATTGCATCAATTCCCCATATAGGGTATAAACATATAATTTGCCTACCTGATAAAATGGTACGGCATGTTCGACTTTTCGTATCTCAAAAAAACCTTTTGTCAACGGAAAATAAATTACGTCACCTTCTGCTGGTCTAGTTAATATAGAATTACCTGTGCTACCAATTACATCTGACCAACGTTTTCTTGCGACAACAAATGTAGCCGAATCTCTAATCTCAACACCAAATTTCGTTAATAATTCGCTATCACCTTCGAAACCATTATTAGATTGTAAATACATCTCAATTGGGTAAGCGTGATCAAAAGTATTAGTTGGGTCTTCAGTTAGAACATTATCATAGTTACTAGGAGTACGTGGTATATAATAGACTTCGAATCCATAAATTTTCATCGATTCAATAATTAAATCTTCATAGATATTCTGCTCAGAGGCACGACCTATGTTCTTACCAGATTGAAAATAATGGTTAACTGTTGCCATTTTTAGTATTGACTTTCTATTGACAAGGTGTTATTATCTCTATGTACCCTATTAATAAACACTACATTATTATATTCCATTATTAATTAGCCTGTAAAAAAGTCTACAGGTAGCTGAAAACTGGATTGTATATCATCTTCAATTTGTTTGATCTCTACCATAGCTTCATTATAAATCGTTTCACCGTTAAGCGTTACTCCGCCAGGTAATTGCATACCGGAAAACTTCTTAAGATTATCTCCCCATTGCCGTTTAATCAAAGCAGTAGTATACATTTTAAGGAATCTATCGTCATAAACATCGCGATATGTTTCCGGATCTAATATTCGGTAACAATCAACCAATAGATATTCGCCCACGGCGACATCAGCACTCCAATCCATATCGATGAAAAGTCTATTCATGTGCCGATTAAATCTAATTGGCTTTTGACCTACAAGTAATTGATTGATTAATTCAATTTCTCTTTTCACTGTGTAGTAGTAAATCAAATCCGTAGACATTAAACTATACAAATCGTTAATCATAATTTGATATTTTAAACTAAACAGATTCAATCCATCTGATTTATTTGTAAATGGAAAAATTTCCTGTACCCCCACAACGGTATCCGGTACAGAAATATATTGATTATCTTTATCTGTTTGAGTAATTTGATGCTTTAAATATACTCTTTCTATCGCATCATAATGATATTCGCGATAAAATTGAAACGCATCATCAATTCTATCTTCCACCTGATCGTCATCTACGTTTATTTCTAAAACAGGTGATCCTAATCTACGTAGGCAATAGTCTCTTAGACCTTCTCTGGATGTTACTTTAGCCATAGTATACTATTTCTCCGGTAGTTGGATTATATGCTAATGATAAAAATCCTGCAGGTATAGTATTCCCCGCATTTCGTATTGGTTTAATTATTAAAGTATTGGCTGCGGTGTTAGTTAATCCATTTCCGGTAGCATTAATTATAATTGAATTGTCTGTTTGTCTAATATTACCTGAGTTATAACCTATTGCAATTGCTAAATTTCCTTGATTTGAAAATCCTGCACCGGCGCCTAATGCGATTGCGTATGTTCCTTGATTTGTGTGCGCCGCCCAATTTCCGATTGCGACTGCTGAATTTCCTTGATCATCATATCCCGCTCTTTCACCAATTGCGACTGCTGAATTTCCTTGGGTAAATCGTCCCGCTAGTATGCCTATGGCTACTGCGTTTATTCCTTGATTAGCATTAGCGGCAAAGCGTCCGATTGCGATTGCATTCGTTCCTTGATTAGAAAATCCCGCATAGTCGCCAATTCCGACTGTGTTTCTTCCTTGATTATAATATCCTGCTCCTGCGCCTATTGCGATTGCTGATATTCCTTGATTATTATTGCCGGCAGTTTGGCCTATTGCGACTGCTGCCATTCCTTGACTAAACTGCCCCGCGCCAAGCCCCATTGCAATAGCTTGACCCCCTTGCGCGGACAACCCGGCAAATGAGCCTATTTTAATATTGCCACTATTAGAAACGGTTACATTTGCCGTGCTACCTACCCCGGCTGGGCCTGTTGCTCCGGTTACACCAACTAATGAATTTCCAGTAAAATCTTTTACATCATTTGTTCTTATTTGAGCAACATATGCAGTACGCCATACGACATTCGAAGAACCTAAATCATATAGATCGCTAGAAACAGGAATAAGACTTTGTGCAATTACTGATAAGTTTGCAGCACCGGCGCTGCCGGTGGCTCCTTGAACTCCGGTGGCGCCTGTTGCACCTGCTCCTGTTGCTCCCGTTGCTCCTGCGTTTCCGGTTAATCCTGTAGATCCAATTACGCTTGCGTTGCCGGCAGGCCCCGCCGGACCGGTAGCACCAGTTAATCCAATAACCCCAGTGGCGCCTGTTACACCACTTCCGGTTCCACCTGTTGCATATTCAAGAGAATTCCAAGTATTAGAGCCATCTCCATATTTTATTTTACCCGTGTTCATTTCTAAACCAGGTTCTCCTTGAGATAAAATTGGATTAGTATTTGCCCAATTTACAGATGTATCTCTTCTTAATTGTATTTTGTTAGCCATTTTGTGTTACGTCTCCGTTAAAGGATTTCTTATTATATATGGATCTATGCAGTACCGCCATCCACATTAAAATTAATTGTATCATATATTGTTGTTGCGCTGCCGCCATCTAAATTTGTTACTGTATATGTTATACCCGGTGCACCGGTCAATCCTCTAAGACCCGTAAAACCTCTAAGCCCGGTTGCCCCTCGAACACCCGTAGCACCGGCGCCGGTGGCGCCCTGAATACCTTGAATGCCCGTAGCACCGGTTAATCCCATGTTACCTCGGAATCCGGATGCGCCTCGAATACCTGTAGCGCCAGTCAATCCTGTACTACCTCGAGCACCTGCAGCACCGGTTACTGAAATACCTGTAGCACCAGTTAATCCGGCAGGACCTTGAACGCCCATACTACCTCGTAATCCAATTGGACCTCGAATACCTGTAGCACCAGTTAATCCTGTATTACCTCGAGCGCCTGCAGTACCGGTCAACCCCGTTAATCCGGTGGCGCCAGTCAATCCCATGTTACCTCGGAATCCGGAGGCGCCGATTGCTCCTGTTGCTCCTGTTGCCCCATTAGTCATAATTTGCTCCTACCCTTCTTTAGATGTTACTTTAGACATGTGTTACCCCTGGATTAACCGTGACAATGCCTTCTATTATTCTTATTACAGTATTGCCTGACGTAGCAAGCATATCATATAAATATCTACCTGATTTCAAATTCGCAGTTGTCGATGCAACTAATGATATTTGCACATTGCCATTTGCTGCGTCAATAATAGTTGAAGTAAAAACTATAGAATTTGCCGCAGGAAAAGATCTTCGCATTTCGCTAGCAATAGTATACCCAGATAATGAGATAGGATTTTTACTATTATCCAAATATTCTATATATTCGGTAAAAGAGCTTCCTTGATCAATAATTAAATTTTTTGTTGTTGCCATTTTAGTTTACAGTTGGTGCGTATTCGAATCCGTTTTTTATCATTTCTTTTCCAATAATATCTAATAGAACGTCATCCACTTGTTGATATTTACCTTGCAGCGTTATCAATAATTTATCAGTGAGGCGTTCTATAGATCCTCGCATTTCGTAAACTTCCACAGTAACTTTAGTTACATCCTCAAAGTAATTTACTGCAACATTGGTTATGTTTAAACTCATATTATTGCCCCTTATTTAAATCTACCATAATAGACTCTATACGCAAGATTTACAATTGCATCACCTTCTATGGTGTTATACCCTTGTCTATCAAAATTATTTTTACATACAATTTTTAATACACCTGATTCTACAACTGTAGTTATTATACTAGATCCCAATAATAATCCCGTACTAGGCTGTCGTATTACACGCACAATAGTTGACCCCGTTCCGCTAACTACATATGCTCCGGAATCCGAAACTCCACCGTTAATAGTATAAAACGGCATTAAAAAATAATTTTGATCGGTGATGGTTGAATTATTTATCAATATAAATTCGTCAGTTCTATTGACATAGGTAGCATTCGGGTCGGCTCCTAATACTGTTGGTATAGATAGTACACCCGGAATATTGTATAATATATGGGGCATTCTTCTATCTAAAGAAAACTTAAGATCGCCGGCACTATTAGTTATACTAAAATTATCTTTTTCTAAAGTAATACCCATTACTGCACTCCAAGGTAAAGTAGATTCGAATTAATATTAAGTGCAGAATTAAAAAAATAATTTTTAATATTATATTTGTATGTTAATGCAGCCCCTTGACCAACCAAAGTTTCTCCCAACGGCCAAATTATATTTGTATCTGTTAACGTAATCGCCCCCGCCCTCTCATCATATAGTCCACCTTCTAATGAATTTTCTGCACTAGCTTCAGTTAATGTTCTGCCTTGAGAATAACCCGTAGTTATATAATGTATTGTTGCATTATATGTGTCGTAACCATATAAACTTCGTATATCAGAATATTTGTTAAGATACGCAATTGGGTCAAATGTTATTGTTCTGTCTGCCCGCTGATTGGCATAATGTATTTGCCCTGATACAGGATCCGCCCCTAATGAAAGTATTAAATCCGAATAGCTTGCTATATATCTTAAAGCATCTGCAGTTGAAATATAAAACAAACTAATTGGTAATGAATCTGCAGTATCTCCCGGTAGCCCTGGTATAGTATTTAAATAACTGTTAGGGTTTGCAACAGACGATGTAGATATTATTTCCTCATTGCCATTTAAATTTTGTAGGAATATATTTAATTCCGTTGGAAATATTATATAAGTTCCGTTCGATTGTAATTCGGATCTGTATAAAGAATTTTTACTTATTTCTATACCATATCCTAGTGACGTAGGCTGCTCTACATAATTATATTTTCCCGCAACTTCTTGCCAATTGTAATGTATATATTGATCTAATTTAGTGATAAATCCTGAAAAAGTATAACCACCTATAAAGAAATCAAAAAAGCCAGTCCTAACAGGAGGCTTATCTATAAGTAAAAGATTGACAAATGAATTAATATCTAATAAACCATTTACAGAATAATTTTCTATAAACGGACCTTTAGTAGGAATATCTTCGCCTAAATTTTCTCGAGTTTGTATGTCTGAGTATTTTGTTAAAGAAATGCCTTTTGCGGTTTCTCTATAAACTCGCAAATCAGCAGATAACAATGTTTTGGTAAAAGAATAACTTGCAGAATTTGTAAATTGATCTATATTTTTGTATAGATAACTTCTTTCTGTACTGAATACATTTCCAAGTGTTACTAAATTTTCCGATGCATTTAACAGGTATACGTTGGACATATTATATAGTTGGTACGTTAGCAATATTGTTAAATGCCAATATTGTATATCTTTTAGTTACAAACGATAACGGTTGTATTCTAACAAAGTATTCTTCTTTAATATAAAATTTTGTACTATCCATCATTAATGTTGCTAATCTAAAAGCATTATTATTTAAATTTTGCACAAAGGTATTTGCACCTATAATCTCATTCGTATCTGAATCTAACAATATTGCACATGGGACAAATCCAAAATTATGATTTGTTATTGTATGGATAGTAGTTCCCCGATTTGGAAAATTAGGCGCGCTTTTTCCTTTTTTGTTATTTTCATCTGTGTTTACCTCAATATTAGAATATGATTGCACAAAATTAGTTTTTGATAAAATATTAAAATACTCAAACCGAGTATCAAAATATACTCTATCTAAATTATTTAACGGATTGCTTAAAGGGGTATTACTACCCGTTTGTCCCGTAGGATTATTAAAGATAGATACTATCTTTCTTCCGGAAACTGTACCTGCCCAAAAAACATTAGTCGACATTTTTTAATATTTTATTTCTATAGATTACTGCAATTTTTTGTTTATAACTTAACGTCAAATCTTGTGTAGTAGAAAATCTTCCTGCTAAATGATGCAAAATTTTTCCCTCACCTAAATATACTGCCCCATGATTTGGCATAGAGCTACCTATCTTCATAATTAAAACGTCATGTTTTTGTATATCAGATACTTCTTCAAACGAATAATCTTTTGCATTATCTACATATAAATTCTCACCCTGCGCCCACCATTCCCAATTTCTTTGTATGTTTGTAGGTAAATATACATCAAAGTTTCTTTTGTAATAATCTCGTATCAATGTATAACAATCAAAAAGCCCATGTAAAAATGGCCTATTTTCTAATTCGGCATTCTCAAAATACCTATTCGGTATAAAAATTTCCGATATATGTTTAGAGGAACCTATTGTGATAATTGGTATTTTTATAAAATTTAATAATTCTCGTTCCTCAAAAGTCAATACATTCACATCTGCATTTGTTTTTTTTAATAGCAATACAACCGCTTTATTTGTATTGTCTGCTAAAATTAATTTGCCTTCTTTTTGGCTAAGAAATAATTTATTTTCTTTTTCTAAATCTTTAAAAAATTCATCAGGAACATTATGACCTAGCATATTAAATTTCTATTCTAATAAACTTACTATTCAAATCTATAACCATTCTACCGTCGGTTGAACGTAATATACCGGTAGTTACTGTACCTAAACTCTGTGAAATTTCTGATAAATTATTTGCACTAACCGATACACCTGTAAATATATTAGGAGCCAATTGTGCCCGTTGTATTGAACCGGAAACAATTTTTGTGCCATCTATTGTATTTGCTGCTAGTTTATTACCAGTAATAGAATTATCTTGTATCTTTGTAGTTATTACGGAATTTGCCCCTAACTTTGCAGAGGTTATTGCCAAATCACTAACTTCTCTAGTTGTAATAGTATTACTTACTAATTTGTTACCTGTAATAGCATTA